CTCCCGCAACGATAATTTTTACCATCCCTTTTTATGCTGAGCTTTCGGCCAGTTTTTTTGGAATAATAAGTAGCCGCAGCTCTAATGGCTGGCCAACTCTCTTTAGGAAACAAGAATGATTGTCCGACCTCAAGTAAGTGGAATGGGTACACCTTTGACTTAGGCGGGTTAACAATCCCGGAAACATCTACATCTTCAATTTTAAATTCCATATCAACTCTCCCGATTTGATTTCCCATCTTGACATAAGAGTAATACTAGTCAATAGAGAAAACATGGGCGAGCCGTTTTTAATTCTGACGATTCCGGGCGATCCGATTCCTAAGGGACGGCCCCGCTTCACGCGCCATGGTCACACATACACCCCCGGCAGAACTGGGGCATATGAACGAGAGTTGGCAATTACCGGAAGTCTGGAGATGGAGGGACGCGATCCAACATCGTCCCCAATCAGACTGGTGGTCGAGGCTGTTTTCAGCATCTCTGAAAGGGAGCTTAAGCGTAAGGTTCCTGGCCAAGCTTATCTTGGGAGAATCGATGTAGATAACCTACTTAAAATAGTAGGCGACGGGCTTAACAAAATAGTGTGGCTGGACGACAAGCAAATCGTGGAAGCAACCATCTCAAAAAAATACGGTATCCATTCCTCGCTAAGAATAGAAGTCTACTTGGCATCCTCATGATTTGCTCTTGCTGCGGTCAGACCATACCTATACTTAGGCTTGGCATCAAAATGCCTGAGCTAAAGGCTCGCTTATTCGATATGATTAAGCGCGGTGGCAGCGCTGGTGTGGATGGGGAAGATATCTTCCACGCGATTTTCTTTGGAAGAAAATGCAAGAGGTCGATCGTTAAGGTTCATGTCTGCCAGATCAACGATCTTTTGATCGAAACTGATTACCGAATCGTCGCAAGTCGCGGCAAATATCCTATTTATAGGCTCGTAAAATGCAAATCTTGATCGACATCGACGAATCGATTGCGGAACTCCTGAAACGCCGCGTGGAGGAAATCAATCAGACATTCAAAGCTCAATGGAGCGAATCGACATTGGCGGCTTCATTTGTCGAGCATGTCTTAATGGACGATCTACAGACTGACATCTTGCAATGATCTTGGAATAATCTAGGATTATTGTCAGTCGGGACAGCGGTTAGCTCCCGTTGCCTTGCCGTCACAAGGCTCACCGACTCAACTCTCAGCCTGACGGGGCAACAGAATGACGACATTTCACGTCAAGAATTTCGAAAAGTTCCAACACTACAAAGATAGATCCCCCCCCTGGATCAAGCTCTATAATGAGCTACTAGAAAATTACGAATTTGGAAGATTGCCAGATGCTCAAAAAGGGCAATTAATAGGTATCTGGCTGCTTGCGAGTCGCATGGATAATCGAATTCCATTTGATCCTGAATGGGTTGCACAAAAAATAAATGCCACTTCTGCGGTCGATTTAGATGCGTTACTAGCATCTGGTTTCATAGTCCATGGAGACACTAGGGCGGCTGAGCATGCGGAGCATGACCTCACGGCAGCTCAGCGTTTAGCTAGATCAAATGGATTTGGTTCTCGTCACATCTCCGATGAAGTTAAGCGCATTGTTTGGCAGAGAGACGGCGGTCAATGCTGCGAATGCACTTCGGCTGAAAACGTCGAATATGACCATAAGTACCCTGTTTCTAAAGGAGGAAACTCAGAAGTAGATAATATCCAGCTGCTATGCCGCCCCTGCAATCGTCGCAAAAGAACTAAGATTGCTGAACAGGCGGAGCACCTTGCTACGCAGACTCTAAGCAGTTGTACTCTAGAGAGAGAGACAGAGAAGAGAAGAGAAGAGAAGAATGTACGATCGAAAAAACCGATTAATGAAAAGTTCGAAGAGTTTTGGAGAACCTACCCTAAGCGCCAAGGCCCCAACCCAAAGGCTCCCGCTTTGAAGAAATTCGAGGCCCTGGTAAAATCAGGAGCGTCACCTGATGGCATCATCGACTGCGCTAGGATCGAGGCTGCCGGGTACCAGCGATCGGGAGAGATAGGAACTAGATTTGTCCCTCAGGCAATAACCTGGCTGAACCAAGGTCGCTACGACGACGCTAAGGAGTTCGCCAAGGAAGCCCAAGATATCAAACCAGAGTTTGAAATAGAATCTGCGGTTAAGATGTTCGCAAATACGGGGGTGTGGTCACGATACGCCGGTCCTGAGCCAGGACTGACTGGCTGTAAAGCCAGCGAAGAGCTTTTGAATAAATACGGATTATTGGTGGATGGGAGGAAGGCATGACCCAGAGATGTCCTAGGATGGTTGATACGGGGTATCTCATATGGCTTACGGGTCGCCCCTGTTGCGTTTGCGAGAAAACCGGCGGAGTAGACGCCGCCCACGTCAGATACGCATCACAGGCCTTTGGAAAGCGTTCTACCGGCATGCAGGAAAAGCCTGACGATAAATGGGCTGTTCCTCTCTGTAGGGAATGCCATACCAGGCAACACTCCATGAATGAGCAGGCATTCTGGGCCTTGAATCTCGTTCATCCGCTTAGATTGGCCGAAAAGCTCTATCGGGACTACGGTGGAACCGGTGGACAATCGAAGAAATCAAAGCCGTTGACCAAACAGATCCTCCACGTCCGTTGACATGAGTAATACTAGCTGATATGGGGAATCATGGTTTATTGGAAACAGAAAGCGCCGAAATCCATTCGATTGCCGGATGAACTTGAGAGGCCGTCTCAAAGGCTGGCCAAGAAGGCTGGATTATCGTGGCATGGGTGGGTTATTGGATTGATCCAAAAATCAATTCAGGACGATAAATCTAATCGGATCAAAAAGATAAATGACCGTGCTGATCAGGAAAGGTGCACCTGATGCCTTCAATGAAGGACCTTCTGGATGATTACGGTCCACGTCACTTATACCGACGAAACGACCCTGATACCTCAAGATTGGCTGCCGGGAAGATTGGAATCTCTGACATCCAAGAGCGGGTTCTCGTCTTTCTTAAGAATTGTCCGTCCGGCGCGACCGATTACGACATTCAACAGCATTTCGACGACCATTCCTCCACCTTTCGAACGCGAAGGGCGGAACTAGTCAATCTGGGACGAGTGAGGGACTCGGGTCACCGGAAACTCCAGAATGGATCCAAGAGAATCATATGGGAGTACATCATATGATCGAGGTTGATCTCATTCGCTCGGCTATAATCGAGCTCTGGAAAGCCGGGAACGACACTTACGAGATTGCTGAGAAAATTGGTTATTCCGAATGGTTTGTCTATAATCATCTGTGGAGATTGAGGAATTTATGAGCACCATTATAGATGCGGCTCAGTCTTTCATTGCCAAGCTCAATCAACCTGCGGCGTATCATTCGGTATGGGTTAAAACTGAGGTTGATCCGGACACTCAAGAATTCAAGCGCTCTATTTGCATTGCCTTTAGAAAGCAATATGCTAGCAAGTTCAAGAACATCCCAACCGAGCACGAAGGGTATCCAGTGACCATCGTGCCATGGCCTGTAGGTAATTAATGGCGAGACTTCCAACTGACATCAAAGCCCTTGCAAGGGAGCATACCGCTGACGCCATTAAGGTTTTGGCGTCGATAATGAATGACCCATCTGCACCAACTACCGTGCGAGTAAGCGCTGCGACATATTTAATGGCACATGGATTTAGTGCGCTGCAAACACACACTAAAATGGTACCGGATATGCCGACCTATCTGGATACCTTGACAAATCAAAAATAGATAGAATTAGAGAAATTGCTTATGGCTAAGGGCTTTAAGACTGGCGGGCGGCTTCCTGGTTCAATCAACAAGCGAACCAAAGAAGTGCAGGCACTTGCGGACTCCCTAGCTGAAAGGGGCTTAACACCCCTTGAGATCATGCTGAAATCAATGGAAATGGCGTGGGAACAGAGAAATACCGAATTGGCCTGCGCTATTGCGAAAGATGCAGCGCCTTACATGCATGCGCGACTAGCTAATATCGAGCATTCTGGGGAGATCACGACATCTAAAGTGATTCGCGCTCCCGAGCCGTCTAAGTCCACGGAATCATGGGAGAAAACCCATGTTCCAGAGCATATGAGAATGAACTAGGGAACCATTTGGCACTGAATAAGCTTTGTTCCTTTTTGGAGGCGGCTTATGTCCTGTTTCAGTCTAGGGTTCATCGAACAACTCTGCATCTGGTTGATCGTGGTAGGTGCACTCATTGCAATCATCCGGTTGCTGGTGCCGTTCCTGACCAACCTGATTGGAATTCCCCTTGTTGCTCAGATCATTAACATCGTGTTGTGGGCTGTTGTAGCGATCATGTGCGTGTACATCATCTTTGCATTGCTAAGCTGCTTATTGGGCTCTGGGGGTGGCCTGATGCACTTTCCAAGGTGAATCACAGATAGATCCCCTCCCGCCGGTGCCACCTGCTCCACCCAGTATATGCCGAGGGTGTTGACACTTATTGACACCGATGCCAAACAGTGCCTTACTGTGCCACATGAGTAAGGCAGATCAACTTAGGGCCATGAGAGAGGCCAACAGTTCTAGCGGCAGCACGGAAAGCAGACGTGCAGATAAGAGGCATGGTGGACACACCCGGCAGCCTCAAGTTGGAACGGATGACGGTCTTGGTGTGATGCAGACCATTCCCCGATCAAAAGTCGGCGTAGCGACCGACCCGCTAGATTCTAAACAGGGGCGTCCCTTAGCGAAGGACGCCCCTTATTCATTTGAGCGCACGAAGCCATGGGAGGCAGAGGGCATGTCCCGTCGAACGTGGTATAGACGAAAGCATGCCGACAAACGGAGCAGCTAAGGTAGGAACATGGCTGAGCATCGCTACGTCAGCCGCATTGCTATTGGGGGCTGTAGGTTCGATCTTTTACATCGGGTTCAAGGTTCAAGCGACGTCGGACAATCTTGAGAACCAGGTGAAGCGCTGGCAGACGATCGATGAGAAAGTGACCATCATTCAGGATAGGTTGACGAAAATCGAGGTAAGCCAGAATGAGATTGAAACGCAATTCTGCGCGCAGGACATCGTCAGAAATCTCATGCATGCCAATGATTTGAGATCCGTATCGATTCTATGGGAGAAGACATTCGGTTCCAGAATACCAACCGACAATGCGTACTATCCGACCATCTGCAACAGAAGGGTAAAACAATGAGCGATCCATTAAGGCCGCAATTAAGATTCGAGGGAGAGTGGAAGGTGGTGATGGATGGTCCTTCCGGTGGTGGTTTCACGCAAACCATCCCTGTCAGAGAATACCTTGATAGGCTAAACGCTTTTTACGGCTATTACGGCGTCTTGGATTCGGGGCCGATCGGCAAATCAAATGCCACTAACGGAGATCAAGGGGGGAATACTTCGATCAAAGGGGCAAAAATCGGATTCTAAATGAGCGTCGAAATTATCTGGGAACCTCAGAAAGGCCCCCAGACAGCATTATTAGCATGTCCGGTCTTCGAGGTTTTCTTTGGGGGGGCCAGAGGAGGCGGTAAAACGGATGGGATGCTTGGTGAGTGGATTTCCCACCAAGATCAGTATGGAGAGCATTGTGTCGGGCTGATGATCCGCCGGGAGCGGACTCAACTTATCGAGACGATAGAGAGATCGCGTCAGTTATTCTTACCATTGGGGGCGAAGTTCCATGAGCAAGAGAAACTTTGGCGTTTCCCGAACGGCTCACGACTTCGGTTCACGTACCTTGAACGAGACTCGGATGCAGAAGCCTACCAAGGCCACAGCTATACCAGGGTCTACATTGAGGAAATTGGCACATTTCCTAGCCCTTCCCCTATTTTTAAACTCATGGCTACTCTTAGGAGTGGTCATGGCATTCCGTGTGGATTTCGGGCTACAGGCAACCCAGGTGGGCCTGGTCATCAGTGGGTTCGGGCTCGTTATATCGATCCTGCTCCTTTGGGGTGGAAGCCGATCAAGGAAGCATTTGTAAATCCGTGGTCCAAGGAAGTCGTTGAACGGGAGCGCATCTACATACCGTCCAAACTACAGGACAATCGGTATTTAGGATCGGAATACGTCGCCAATCTTCAGATGGTGGGTAATGCTCAGTTGGTGAGGGCGTGGCTTGAGGGGGATTGGTCTGTCATTGAAGGTGCGTTCTTTCCAGAGTTTTCAGAGGCTAAGCATGTTCTGGCACCATTTGAGATCCCATCTGATTGGCTTCGGTTTCGTTCTGGCGACTGGGGCTCTGCTCGACCTTTCTCCATTGGTTGGTGGGCCGTGGTGGGAGACGATTACAAACTGGGGGATCGCGTGTTACCTCGCGGCGCTATCATTCGCTATCGGGAGTGGTACGGCGCAAGTGCCCCTAACGTGGGACTCAAGCTCACGGCCGAAGAAGTAGCAGACGGGATTGTTTCACGTGAAACACAAGAGCCGAGAGACATCGATAGCAACAAATCGGCTATCGCGTATGGGGTCTTGGACCCGGCAGCATTCTCTTCTGACGGTGGCCCTTCTATTGCTGAGCGAATGTCTAGGAGGTCAGTATTTTTCCGCAGAGCAGACAATGCGCGCGTCTCCGCAAGAGGCGCTATGGGGGGTTGGGATCAACTGCGTGCTCGTCTTGTGGGTGATGGCGAGATCCCGATGATCTATTTCTTCTCAACATGTCGAGACAGTATCCGGACGCTCCCTGCGTTGCAGCACGATCAGAATAAGCCGGAGGATGTGGATACAGAGTCTGAAGATCACGCCCCGGATGAAATTAGGTATGCTTGTATGTCAAGGCCTTATATCAAGGACATTCCCAAGAAGCCTTCGGACAAGTTCATCATGGTTGGACCGGGGAATCAGGTGTCGCTTGACGATCTTTGGGAGAACCAGCCAAAACAAGTTAGACGGCGCGTGTAATCAATAGTAGATATAGCTACCCCAGCTAGATTGGGGTGTATCATGTCCGTTCCTTCAACTTGGCGTCCAAGCATTCAGGCCCCGACAATCATGGGGCGTCTTGTGATCTGTTTCAGTAATTGGAAGCATTGGTTCGTTACTCCTGAAAACACCCAGCCAGCCTATATAGGCGTAGATGGATTCGTTCATGACCCAGCCGACGCAGTTGATTTCACAGGATCAGGCGCGACCGGGGCAACCGGTCCAGCAGGTCCTCCCGGTGCAACCGGCGCTCAAGGGCCCCAAGGACCTGTCGGCGCAACAGGAGCATCGGGATCTGCGGGAACTACATTTCAGTCAGCTACCGGAAACACGGATGCCGCAGGATTATTCGTTTGGACCTTTCCCACCCCATTTTCTTCTGGGGTAACCCCGATATGCTGGGCAATGGCGCAAGGACCAAATCCAGCAGGCGGTGTTCTTGTGAATATCCAGCTTGAAGGGACGCCATCCAACACAACGGCAAGTTTTCGTGTTACTAAGACAACGCAAGCTGTTGTGTCACTGCTTGGTTTGACGATATTAAGTGTCCCAGCATCGGTGGGCGCAACGCCCATTACGGTATTTGCCAAGGCTCCTTGATGGCTGAGTCTAAAAAAGACCTGGACATGGCGGCTCATCTGAAAACCCAGATCGAGCAGTCGGAAAAGGAATTGCACCGCTGGCATAAGCGGGGAGAGAAGATTTCCAAGACCTACCGGGATGAGAGGGACGATAATGACAAAGGTGTCGCCAGAAAGCTCAACCTGTTCTGGTCCAACACCGAAACCCTCCGACCCGCCATTTACAGCAAAACTCCTGTACCCATCTGCGAACGACGCTTTCTTGACAAGGACACAACTGGCCGGGTGGCCAGTACGATCCTTGAGAGAACATTACGATATGAAGTCCAAATGTCTGGATTTGACCGGGCTATTAGGCGTGCTCTCAAAGACAAGCAAATACCAGGTCGAGGACAGGTCTGGATCCGCTACAACCCCCTCCTTGGCGAGCCTATTTCCCCTGAGCAAACCGCCGACAACGACCTGACTGACGGAAAGCCCCCTGAGGAGCCAAGGGAAGAAAGAGAGGATGCCCTCACAAGAGAGGTACTGAGGGAATCACTCGCGGTCGATTACGTCCATTGGCAGGATTACGGGACGTTACCGGCACTTGCACGAACTGAGGAAGAAGTCGAAGGCAAATATCGTCGGCTTTACATGTCGAGGTCCGACCTTATCGAGACATTTGGTAAGGAAATCGGACGGAAGATCGAGTTGGATCACGCCCCAAAGGACAAGACATCAACGGGAGCATCCAATCCAGTTTCCGGCCATGAGGGAATGCAGGCTACCATCTACGAAATCTGGTGGAAGC